TATTTTTATTTTTATTTTTATTTTTAATTTTGATATTTTTATTATGTTGAGAATGTGATGAGCCTAATTGAATAGAGTGTGTTGAAGACATGGTGTTAGTAGTCGTTAAGCGACGTGAGTAATTGGTTGCCCCGGGAGAACGTTATTGCCGTATTCAGGTTACTGGGCAAACACAAAGTCTATTAAGCAACAACATCATTATCGACATCAATAAGATAGTCGATAAATGGTGAAGTCACGGTAGCTGGTATAGATGTGATTTTGGTATATAATTGTTCGATACGTAAGAGTTCATGTGGTCCTAAACCATATCGATGATAAAAGAATGAAAGTGTTTCATCTGTGCATTCAGACACATAGGCGACTCGCACCCGCAACTCATCACGCCTGAGTCGTCGTTTGACGAAATCACCTATCTTCGTAGCTGTAGCAACTCGCAATCCATTTTGAATGAGAGCTCTAAGTATCGGTATATGTCGATAATCGTTCAACCTTCCGAGCATGTCGGCATAAACAAGTTCATCATGATATTTTTGTGGTGGAGGATCAACATACCAGAATGATTTAGCCAAGACTCTTCCGATCTTGGGTCCGTAAACCAATCCAGTATTAGTGGGCCAGAACAATCCACTACAATAGGAAGCGTCCCGAGAATCATGGTGTACAACACCTGCTGGATCAATACCTAGCTTAGCCCACTCAGCATTTATAGCATCGTAAGCCCAGGTATAAGCCCGATAATCAGCACTTCCATAACGACGTTGCACTAATTGAGGTGATATAGCATCAATTTCATCATCACCGAGTAACATGAGTTTGTACAATGGTTGACCTGCTCTACATGATGAAGCAAGTTCTGAAGGTGTGGTATGCAAGGCTTTACAGACAGCATAAACCCTGGATACCCCATGTATGGTGCTATTACCACCGGAAGTATCTGGTTCACCGCTACCACGAGTACCATCTGTTGAGAATTGGATACCATGCCTTGTATTTCCTGACTTACGTACTTGTTTCGTCAATTGAGGTTTGATGTCTTTGAGACCTTGTCTGGACATAATCTTGATTTGTAGTAATAACATTTTTACATCGAGATTTTTATCGAATCGATTGCAATCACATTCACCTAGAAAATGAGCAACACGTAGCAATTCAGTGAACAAAGCACCCAGAGAATTAGCATTGAAACCACTGGTATATGTGATATAGAAATCAGCGTTCCACACCTCAACAAGCTTCTTGGACCATTTTAGTACACGTGGTCCAACAACAACATTGTAATGTGGGGTACAACTCATTATAGTTCGAGGATCACCCAGTTTCTGTTCAACGCCATCTTTGTAACCGAAGGATGTTTCTACCTTAATAAATGCAGAACGACGATGAACGTCACGATCATCAACATCACATAATTCAGCTTTGGCTTTGTCATGCTCACGTCTTTGATTCATTGGGAAGCGACAATTCCACTTCGCATAATCACCAGGTTCGGAAGCACAATCTTCAAAGTCTGGAAACAAACTATCATAATAGTGATCCACGAACGATCCTAGATCATCAAGACTATCTTCACTAAGAGGAGCACGTTGAGCACAAGCTCGATTGATAATACTAATAAGCTCATTATGAGGATGTGGTTGATAAACAACTGGTACCACTCCATGTAGTACACCTAGACCAACGAAAGTTGATGTTTTAAATATTACTTCACTGCAATCAGTGACGGTGGAAGACGCATGTAGTGGTTTTGGTTTGCTATCAGTAATAGAAGTATCTTGGAATACAGCAGAGTGATGTCTTACGCGATCATCATAATGGAATATACGATCTTTATCACCTTGGTGACATGTGTATTCATATGGATATTCATTGCTCTTCGGTTTCTTTCGAAAGTATAAAAATAGAGCAGTGGCAGCGGCTAGCACACCACAAGACAATAGACCAATGGAGGCTGACTTGCCATATAAATTGTGAGATGGATCGATGAACGATTGTTTTAC